CCGGATCATTCAATAATCGAGAGCACCTTTAGTTCAAATCGCGTTCCAGCCAACCAAACCAAAGAGGAATGCGATGACGGAAATATCCATCGGCCACAACAGCGAGCCAGTTAAGAAGTACGCGGCCGACCAAATCAAATCCATTGTAGAGCGCGTGGAACGGCTTGAAGAGGAAAAGAAAGCCCTCTCCGAGGACATTCGCGATGTCTACACCGAAGCCAAGGGCGTTGGATTTGATGTCAAGGCACTTCGAACCATCGTGAGGATGCGGAAGCAGGACGCCAATGAGCGCGCCGAGCAGGATGCGATCCTCGAAACATACATGCATGCTATGGGTATGCTGTGACGCGCTGGTTTCGCTTCTACGACGATACAATCAACGATCCGAAGGTCTTGCGCCTTCCGGACGATCTTTATCGTGCGTGGACCGTCCTGCTTTGCTTCGCCTCGAAGCATGAAGGACAGCTTCCCCCAGCCGACGATATCGCAATTGCGTTGCGGGTTAAACCCTCAAAGGTTTGCGAGTGGATTACCAAGCTCGTGAAAGGCGGCCTGATAGATCAGACTGAAACGGGCTTCGAACCTCACAACTGGAACGGGCGTCAATATAAATCGGACGTTTCAAATGAACGGGTGAAGCGTTACAGGGAACGCAAGCGTAACGTTACAGATGCCGTTACTGTAACACCCCCAGAGCAGAGCAGAGCAGAGCAGATACAGAGCAGAGCAGACGCGGGCGGGAAAATATCAGTTTCGGAAAAGGTTCTCAGAACGGACTTGATGGAAGCCTTCGGCCCCTCACGAACGCCCGATCTTTCGCGAACGGCTATTTGGCTTTCCAAGGGATATTCCTCGACGATGATCCTCGAAGTCGTGCGCGATGGACTGGCGAGAAAGCCTGATATCGCGACGTTGAATTATTTTGACGCTGCCTTGGCTGAAAAGCACGCAAACCGGCCAGAGAGTCCGAGCGAGCGCGCCGCGGCAACTGTCGATATGGATAAGGTAGCCGAGATGTTCAAAAAAACAGGCGTTTGGTCGAAATATGCTGGACCTGAACCGGGTCTGTCTGGCTGCAAATGTCCGCCTGAAATCCTTGCGAAGCACGGCATCATGACGCCAAGCGCGCGAAGAATGGACGCATAAACTTCAAGCAGGGGCAATGGGGCAACGAAATGAACGCATTGGCATCACGCAAGAAACTCAAGGGAATACCCGTGGAATACCGGCCCATTGAAGGCCCAACGGAAGAGCGCAAACGGCATTCAGGGGGGTTTTTCGAGGTCGGCGGGGATAGCCAGGTCGGCCGCAAATACACGATGCAGGACTCTCCGCTGGACCGCATGCGGGCGCGAAACGCGATCGACCCGAAAGAATACTCAGCGCTTCGGAAGTACGCCCATCATTTTTATCATGGCGGCCTCTTACCATCGGTCGGTTCGGTCGATCTGAACCGGGTATTCGCCTCGGATCCGCTCAGCATGTCGGGCATGGCTAAGTCCGAAGGACAGGCGCACCACAGGCAGCAGTACCGAAAAGCGAGAGAGATTTTAGGCCATCGCCCCGGCATTGTGGTGGATAATGTTGTTTGCGCCGAGTGGGATTTGACGACAGCGGGGCACTCCATCGGCTATGCCAGCCCTTATCGAGCGCGCCAAGCCGCTTCGGAAATTCTGCGTGATGCGGGTTACCGCCTTGCTCGATTTTGGGGCATCGGGTGATGCGAGCTTTGGGACAGCTTAAAATAGTTCTTGCAAAAGGGCGGCAAATCACCATTCCTTGGCATACTCGCAAGAGTTACGCCCGCTCCGGAGAAAATCCGTGGCGGGTTTTTCATTGGGGCATCCCATGGGTGATGTAATTGCCGGAATTGATTTCAGATCCGGCTACGCCAAGAAATACTGGCAGCATGAAGTAGCTGACGAAAGGCGCAAAGAGGCGGATAGGCTTGCCAAGTCTGCCGATACCGCGCCGAGTGAGTATTGCGCTGCACCAGACGATGAACCGGCCTGATCGGTCCTTCAGCCCGCTTCTGTTCAGGCTATACGCCAGCGATCTATCCGAGGCCGTTTACCAGATGTCGGTTGAATCGATCAACGCCGCATTGCGAGACCAGCCTTTGAGCGTTGACCCGGCAACTGAAGTTCCTGTTAGCCCCTTTGTAAGCCAAGAGAAGCCGAAAACCATGTCCACGATTGGCGAACAGCTTAAAGCGGCACGGGCCAAATTGGCAGAAGTCCGTCAAGGCGCGGCCGATGCGGTTGCTGAATCGGATCATGCGGCCGGCGCTGTACTCGCGGAAGTTAACAAGGTGCTGAAAGAGGCATCTGACCTGCGTGCCGAGGTAGCTGAACTGACCAACGGGGGACCAGCCCTTGAGCAATAGCGCCATAGCCCAGCTAGCCGAGGACGGCCTGCACAAGGTCACGATGCAATACGAAGACGGCGGCAAATTCGAGCGCTGGAGTTGGGGACAGATCAGCATTCGCGTTCCGTCCATGACGCAACAGGATGAAATCAAGCGGCTTTTGGTCGCGAAGGCAAAGGCTGCAACAACTTAGTTAGTATGAAACATGCCATTTGAACCGGGTAATAAGGCCGCTGCTGGGGCAGACCATAAGAAGCGGCGTTTAATCACACAGAAGCTCATTGCTAGGCTGAATGACGCTGATGGCGCGCAGCTAGATCGAGTTATCGCCGCCTTGTTAGCCAAGGCTCAAGAGGGCGACGTTCCAGCGATCAAGGAAGTCTTTGACCGAGTTGATGGCAAGGTGCCCCAGGCTGTGATTGGTGGCGACGAGGATGACCCTGCGATCAGGTTTGAACGAATAGTTAGAACCATTGTCCGACCTCAACATTCAGACGGCTGAAGTATTCGAGCCGTTACTTGCTCCCGCTCGATACAAGGGCGCCCATGGCGGGCGAGGCAGCGGCAAGTCGCATTTCTTTGCGGAGATGCTGGTTGACGATCATTACCGCAATCCGGGCTTGCGTTCGGTCTGTATCCGCGAAGTTCAAAAGAGCCTGAAGGACTCGGCGAAGCGGCTGATTGAGGACAAGATACAGGCTCTAGGGCTTGGCCGGGCGTTTAATGTTCAAAGCGACCTGATCAAAACGCCTGGTGACGGGGTTATCCTGTTCCAGGGCATGCAGGATCATACCGCAGAGACCATCAAGTCGCTTGAGGCATTTGACCGGGCATGGGTTGAGGAAGCCCAGACGCTATCCGAGCGCAGCCTGACGCTACTGCGGCCGACCATCCGCGCTGAAGGCTCTGAAATATGGGCGAGCTGGAATCCAAGGCGTAAGACCGACGCAATTGACAACTTTCTGCGGACTTTGAAGCCTGCAGGATCTGTGATTGTGCAGGCTAACTGGAAAGACAATCCTTGGTTCCCGAAGGTGCTCGCGGATGAGCGGGCGATTGATCTGGAGAAATATCCGGAGCGCTGTGAGCATATCTGGGACGGCGGCTATGCGACCGCGTTCGAAGGTGCTTACTTTGCTGGGCTGCTTACGAAGGCCAAGGCGGAAGGGCGCATAGGTCGAGTTGCGGCTGATCCGTTATTGCCAATCCGAGCTTTCCACGACATCGGCGGTTCTGGCGGTCTTGCTGACGCATACACGATCTGGATTGTCCAATGGGTTGGGCAGGAAATCCGGGTCCTCGATTATTACGAAAGCGTCGGGCAGGTTCTCGCCCATCACGTCAACTGGATGAGGTCCCGTGGCTGGGACAAGGCCATCAACTATTTCCCGCACGATGGCGTGAACGCGAACAACGTCACCGGCAAGACCTACAAGCAACACTGGGAAGACGCTGATTTCAAATGCGAGCCGCCGATCCCCAATCAGGGACGAGGCGCCGCATCGATGCGGGTAGAGGCCGTTCGCCGGCTTGGCTCAAAGATGTGGTTCAACGCGGAGACCACGGAAGCTGGGCGCGAGGCGCTAGGCTTCTATCATGAGAAAAAGGACGAAAACCGCAATGTCGGACTTGGGCCGGATCACGACTGGTCGAGCCACGCTGCGGATAGTTTTGGTCTAATGGCAATTTGTTACGAAGAACCGGGACGGGCGGCGAACTTCAACCGCCCGATTCAATACGCCAATATGGGAATAGCTTAAAGCCAATGGCTAAAATGGACCTCATTACCCTCAAGGCCATGTTAGCCCAGGAGAAGGCGTCCGCGCTTGCCGCGATGAATGCTGACGAATTGGTCCGCGAGCGTGAGCAGGCGATGCGGTATTACCTCGGCGACGTGTCCCAAGACATGCCGGCGCAGGATGGCCGCTCCAAGACGGTTAGCATGGATGTTTCCGACACCATCGAAGGCTTGATGCCGAACCTAATGGACATCTTCGCCGGGTCTGACGAGGTTGTCCGGTTCGAGCCGGTCGGTCCCGAGGATGAGGAAGCCGCGCAACAGGAAACCGACTACGTGAATCACGTGTTCATGCAGAAGAATCCCGGTTTCATGGTGCTGTATTCGTTCATCAAGGATGCGCTGTTGCAAAAGGTAGGCATCGTCAAGGTGTGGTGGGAAGAAAACGAGCAGGAAGAACGCGAGACCTATTATAATCTCTCGGAAGATCAATTTGCGATGCTTGCGCAGGCCGTCCAGGCGTCCGATGGGGCGATGGAGATTGTTGAACATACCGTCAATGGTGGGCCTGATGAGGCTTCGGGGGACGATGGCGAGCCGGACAAGACCAAAGATTCCGAGGGCGCGTACTGATGCCTCCGACATATAATCCGTTTGCGCCTCCGATCTTTCCAGCTCAAATGCCGCAGGCGAATCCTATGCTTGCCGGTCGGCAGCCAGCACCGAGCTATAATACGCAGCTTAGTCCTTTGGACGAGTTTGCCTACCGTCAGTGGGTCCAGAACAACAATGTTCCTGCCGATCCTAATTCGACGGGGCCGCAAGATTACGACATGCGCGGATTTTATCAGGGGTTGCAGCAGGGCAACCCGAGGGCTCAGTCGGCGGTTGACCCGAACGACAGCCGCTTACATTTCCCCGACTTTTGGAAAACGCCGCTGCATCAGACCTTTTCGAACGAAAGCCAGTGGGCGCCCGCAACCGCACCACAGTGGACGCCAAATGACCAGTTGGCGCGGCCAAATGGCCAAGTGGTGTTTGACGACAAGGCGCAGAACAGCGGCGGGTTGCTTGCCGCGTTGGGCTTGAAATGAACGCCCCGATGCTGCCGCCACAAGGCCAGCCCGTAGCCCCGCCAGGCAACCCAATGCAGGCCCAAATGGCGCAGGCCCTCACGCCGCAGCCCCAGCCAACCACACATGACGTCACGGTGGTGACAACCAAGAAATACGCTTGCGCCAAGGTTCTAGGCGTCCCCCCCGAGGAATTTGGGATTGAACGCGGCGCGCGGGACATCAAGACGGCCAATTATGCCTTCCACGAGGTCGTCACCAAGACCGAAGGCCAACTGATCGCGGAAGGCTTCGACGCCGAGCAGATCAAGGCGCTTTCGGAATACGTTGGCAACACCAACGTTGAAACCACGGCGCGGGATTCGGTCGGCGAGCATTTCGCCAACTCTGACGTGAATACTGCGGCGCGGCTGGTCAAGATCACCGAGCATTACGTCAGGATGGACTACAAGGGCGACGGCAAGCCTTGCTTATACATGGTGGTAACAGGCGGCGACCAGGGCGAAATCCTTATCAAAGACGGCAAAGAGGTCATCGAGCCGATCGACGTGATTCCGTTCGCGTGTACCACGCCGGTTCCGATTACCCATCGCTTCTTCGGCCGGTCGGTTGCCGATCTCGTCATGCCTGTAATGCGGGAAAAGACCGCGTTAAAGCGAGGCGCGCTTGATAACCTCTATCTTCACAACAATCCGCGCGTTGAAGTTGCCGAGGCCAATGCTGGCCCGAATACTCTTGACGATCTGCTTATTTCTCGTTCTGGCGGCGTTGTGCGTACTAAAACTGCTGGTGGCCTTAATTGGCAAGTCGTCCCCGATATTACGCCCAGCATCTACCCGATGTTGCAATACCTCGACGCCGAGATTGAAACCCGAACCGGGCTATCAAAACAGACCCAAGGCTTAGACGCCAACGCGCTGCAAAACCAGTCTGCCACGGCTGTAGCGCAAGTGTTCTCGTCTTCGCAAATGCGAATGAAGCTGATCGCGCGCATTATGGCGGAAGGCGTGCGCGACATCTTCGCGTTGTTGCATCATACCATCCGCTCGCACGGGCAGGAACAGGCGACCGTTCGGCTTCGCAACAAATGGGTTCCGGTTGATCCGCGCAACTGGAAAACCCGCGACGACATGACGATCAATGTCGGGCTTGGGACCGGAGGCAAGGCGCAGCAGTTCGCGCAATTGATGGCCTTGGGGAATATCCAGAAGGAATTGCTGGCCGGCGGCAAGGCCAATCTGGTGGACGATACCGCGCTATTCAATACGGCATCCGAAGTCACCAAGATCATGGGTTACAAAAACCCCGATCGGTTCTTCAACGACCCGACCGAAAAGGGGCCGGACGGGCAGTTGATGCATCCTCCCGTTCCGCCGCCGCCTGATCCAAAAGTGCAGATCGAGCAGCAGAAGGCCCAGAACGACCAGCAGGCCAACCAGCAGAAGGCCGCGCTTGAACAGCAACAGGCCCAGATCAAGAGCCAGCAGGCCAGCGAAAAGGCGCAACTGGATGCGTTCCATCAGAAAGTGAAGATGGAAGGCGAGCTTCAGCTAGCCCGCGAAAAGGCGCAGCTTGATAAAGAAATGGCGATGATCGACGCGGCCTTGAAGGAACGCGCTGACCAAAGGGCGCATGAACTGCATCAACAGAAAAT